TTATTTGTCGTCATCTTGAGGGAGCTTAGGGTAAAGCACAAGTTTAAAATCGTCGAGTCTTTGCCATTTTTCTTTCGTATAAACAGCCTTTTCTAAAACTGACTTTAGGAGGCTGTTCTTTTTTTGGGGATCATCTGTTTTGAAATATAGATCTAACACATGCTCGACTTGAGGAATTGTATCTTTCTTCACTTTTTCCTTTGTTATTTCTGTTTTAATTTCTTTTCTGAGGTTTTCCATCGTTTCAGTAATCTCATTAATACGATTGGAAACAACATTAGAACGTTCTAAAAACATATCAACAGTATAAACACCACGCTCTAATAAATCGTGTAAATTATTTTTTTGTTTTTGGACATCCACTAACTCTTTTTCAAGTTTTCGTAAAGCAGCCTCGTTCATTTGAATAATTTGTGTTTCTTTTGTGCTTTCATCTTGCTTATTTTTTTCAAAATCAGCTTTATAATTGATGTACCATTCTTTTAATGCTTCGAGTAAACGTTTTTCGATTAGTTCTGTATAACTGGATTTATTTTCACAACCACGATGTTTACAATCCATTGTATGTTTTCGATTTTTGGGATATCGTTGTACCATGCTGTATCCACATTTTCCGCATCTGACAATCCCAGCTAACGGATTCTTTAATCCATTCGTATTATAAGGAACGTGATACCTCGTATTTAATTTCTCCTGTGCTTTTTCGAATAAGCTTTCTGGGATAATCGGATCATGTTTTCCATCCGCAATAATCCATTCTGATTTATCTTGTCTAGTGCAACTACGTTTCGTTGCATCCGGACGTTTCACTTCTTTTCTTTTTTGCCATGTTACCTTTCCAATGTAAACATTATTTTTTAACATGTCTAATATACTGTATGGGTTCCAATCGTTACCTAACTTACTTTTGTAGCCAAGTTCATTTAATTTCCGCATAATAGCATTCGCACCCATATCTTCATTGGCATACCATTCAAAAATCATTCTTACAACAGAAGCTTCTTCTAAATTAATCGTTAACGTACGCTCACGCTTATTTAAGCGATGGATATCATATCCGTATGGTGCATGTGTACCAAGGTAATTACCAGCCTCTACACTTGCGATACGCCCACGTTGCATACGACGAGTAATAATCTTTAATTCCTTACGAGCCATAAACGCCTCAAATTCGCTGTATTCTTCGTCCCACTCATTATTAAGATCATAAGTCTTTCTTGGTGTCATAATCTTCGTATTCGAGCGTTTAAACGTCTCTAAAATGATTCCTTGTTCTTTCATACCCCCACGACCTAAACGATCCATATCCATACAAAGAACAACATCATATTTGTTATCTTCAATTTCTTCAAGTAGTGCTAACATCTCAGGACGTTTCACTAAGCTCTCACCGGAAACGATTTCTTCACGGACAGTTAAAACATTTAAGTTCTTCTCCTTAGCTATTTTCAGTAGGGTAGAGCGATGTTTTGCTAAAGTTTCTCCTTCGCCACGTGCTTCAGCTTCGAGATCGGCACGGGATTTACGTAAGTAGATTGCTGTTTTCATAGTTAGACCTCCTTGTTACTAGTTATTATACGAGAAGTAGGTAGATAGAAGAAGTAAAGATAATTAAAAATAAAATTAAGCTCCACTTAGGAGCTTAATTTTATGGTTTTATAGATTCTTCTCTATTTCTCTTTTCTCTTTTCTCTTTATTAGTTGTTGAGGTTATGAGTTTTCATCTTCGTTTTTGCTTACTTGTATTTTTTGGTATTTAAGATAAATTTTACTGGTAAAATCGCATAAATAAAATATATCTTTGTCTGTAGAGTCCTTAGGAAAATAAACAGTTCTTTTTTCATCAATTACAAATCCATGTCTTAAATTTTCAAGTTTTATTTTTCCTTCACTAACGGAGCTAATAAGATATTCATCCTTTGGCTTATTAGCATTAATTTTAGAAATTATAAAGAAATATAAAGTAGTCAGTATTATAGGTAATAATAATAGTAGAGTAAGGTTAGTGAGATCGAATTTGACATATGTCATTTTATTAAATGCGAATGAATAGACTATTAATCCAAATATCCCATTGCAAGTCATTATGGTTATAATCTTCGATTTTTCTAATTTATTTATTAATAGTGGCATGAGGGCGATAATTAGTAGTGAAATGAGGAAAAAACCAGTTGACCATATAAGTACACTTCTAGGAAATTCATCTTTAGTGATATCAACCTTATTAAATAAATAATTAAATGTTGATCCGATTAAAACGAATACAAACATAGAATAAACTACACCAATAAGGAAATGCCATAATTTTAAATTTGCTTGTTTGGTTTTATCTAAAAATAATTTACTTATTTCATCAGTTGATATTAATTGAATAAAACGTTGAAATATAAAAGAAATTAAAGTCAATAAGCCACCGACAAGTGCAACGATTGCAGGTGTATATTTAAGTAATCTTTCAAATTCAGAACACACTTGGAATCCCTTCTTTCATTTTTTTGGACTATTATTGAATCATGTGTTTTAGGTGTTTTATTAGTGACATTTGCCTCAGAAGATGCATCTTTGTAATGTTTGTTAATATTAAAATTGATTTTATACAGCTTAGTTTTTATTATTTCATTAAGATGTTAATTTGTATGCTCATAAGACTTTAAGCAAGCAAATCCCCCTGGAACTCCATAAATTTCAGCTACCTCTTGAATTGAAAGGTTAGTATTTTCATATTCAGAAATCATTTCATCAGACAGTAATAATTCCACAGCAAATGTATTTGCTTCAATTTCAAAACGATCTACTGAAAAAAATGTTTGATTGCGTAAAAAGGGAGTATTTGCTTTTGGATGAAGTAAAGCATGTCCTAATTCATGAGCGCAAACAAAACGTTGAAGTGTTTCGTCAATTTGATTATTAATATGAATAAACTTAATGCGCTTATAGGTGTTGTAAAAACCAAGTGTATTTCCTAAGTCAGCATACAACACAGTAATATTTTTTTGCCTGGCAATTTCAAATGGGCTTGTGGTTTGATGTTTTTTTGTGATGTTTAGTACGTATTCTTTGATGTCCATTTAAGCTCACTCCATTAATCTTTTTTATATTTGTTTGGAGTGAATTTTTGTTTTGCCAATTCTTTTGCCATACGCATGGAGTTTTCAAGCGATATGCGAATCATTTCTTTTGTATGTTCGTCGATTGGTTCACCGTCAAACATTAAGGCTTCTTCACTATTTTTTAATTGTTCTAATGTTTTTTCTAAGTCTTTTGCGATATCGTGTTCTTCTTTCTTTGATAAGTTAGGTGCTATGTTAGATAATACTTCTTTTTTTTCAGTTCTACCTAATAAGTAATCAGTTGACACTTCAAAGAAATCGGCAATTTTTTTTAAAGTATCGTAATCAGGTTCGCGCTGTCCTTGCTCATAATTAGCCAATTTTCCTCTTGAAAAGCCCAGCCTTTCAGCAAGATCATATTGACTTAGTTTTTGTTTTTTCCTAAGTTCTGCAATCTTTTTTCCAAGCATAATTTTCCCTTCTTTCTAAATAAGAGTAAAAGCTTTTTTCTTAATTATAGAAACGTTTAGTTTCTAAATCCACAAAGGAAACAAAAAGTTTCCTGTAAATATTGACAGAAACATTTTGTTTCTGTATATTGGGGGTATAAAGAAACAAAATGTTTCTTAAAGAGGTGATATAGTGGATAAAAAAAGAAATAAAATGATTAAGCTTAGAAATGGTCAATCTAGAATAATAGTCGCAAAGAAGCTGAAAATCACACCGCAGATGCTAGGTGCGATTGAAAGAGGTGATAGGACACCGTCGTTAGAATTAGCTAAAAGGATAGCTGAATTCTATAGAACAACGATTGATAATCTTTTTTTTGGTTAAAAAGGAAACAAAGCGTTTCTAAAGAGGTGATTAAATGGCAACAATTCAAATGGCAGTACCAACAGATCAGCAGCATACAAATGTAAAAAGCACTTCAAGAGGTGACATCATGAGCCAACAAGAAGAATATGCAGCGTCTTATGAATTCGGGAAAACGAAAGTTTATGTTGTGGCTCCTGAACCTAAACCACAAAAGGAAATTGATAAAATCCTTCAAGCATATTACGAGGCTGGTTGGGCCATCATCAAAGAAATGCAAGCAAAAGAAAGTATCGAGGATTAATTCCTCTTTTTTACATAAAAAATAGACAAGTTATGTATTCTATAAACTTTATTATAATCCTTTGACAACTTAATACGGAGGCGAACAAATATGGGAACAAGTATATATTGCAATTCGTCTATAGGCGGATTGCTACGTAATGCTAGAGAATGTTGTGAAAATGCACATTATCGAACAAAGAAAGGTCTAGCAGAGTATCTCGGCATTACTTACGAACGTTTAAAAAATATTGAATCTGGTTTTTCTAAAGTGCCTTTTGAATTAGCAATGGATTGGTGTGATGCAACAGGAGCACCATTAAATAAACAGGCAATTAAACATATTTACGGTGTAGGATTACCACCAACAGATCCTCGTTTAACGAGCGATGTAAATTTACAACTTATGAATTACATAAAGCAAGCCGAAGAGGGGATTGCGGCAGCGAAGGAAATCATGAATTTACAAATTACAACACGCTCATGGAAGTTGGATGAAAAGAAGAAACATGAATACGCAGTTCATGCAAAAGAAATCTTCGATACAATCCAAGCTACTCAATGTGTGGTACAAGCTCTTGAACAAGTACACTTTGGCATTATGGAACAAATACAAAAAAGCTGGTTGCAAAAGGCTATGTCAGAAAACGTTATTATTCAATCGGTGGATAGCTTAATGACTTTAACAAAAGTTTTGTAAAGGAGGAAATGTAAATGACAGTAGATTACAAGAATCCAAGCTTAAGAGAATATAAGGAACTAATTCGTTATGATGCAAAATTAACTGGTGAAATAAAAATAGCTAAAACATTTGGTGATGATAAAAAGTCAGGAGAATTACAACAAGAGAAAAAGTTAGTAGGAATTCGAATCAAAATTATTGAGGCATCATTTACTTTAAAACATAAATGGGCAAAAGAAAAAGCTACCGCCTAGACAACAGTAGCTCGCAATATATTCTACAAAGTAATTATACCATTTTATTTATTATTTGGACAAGCCACTGTGCTTGTCGTTATGACCAGAAAGGATTGTTACCCAACCCCTTTAAAGATATCCCTTTCTGGTTGTAACGATGCGTACAGCATCCATTTACATAGAAAAGGGGTGGAAACCATGACAACTGAATATAATTGTCTTCATGATCTTGTTCTTCTAGGAGACTTTTCGTTTGCAAATGAACTTCATGATTGCATGAATACATGCATTTACAACATGTTCAACGCTAAATCTCATGAGGAAGCGAATTTCTGGGAAGAAGAACTTAATCGCTGTGTAAAAGAGTTCAAAATGCTTCGTAATGTAAAAGAAGAACATGAAGTATCTAAAAGTTATTGTGTGATTATTAAAGGATCTTGTTCTAAAGGTGTTAACGCTTCACTGGTAAGTCGTAGGAAATAAAAAAATCTATCACTTTGCCGAGTGATAGAAGAAAAGGTCTTTTTAATTTAAGTTGGGTTAATTATAACAAATCGTAGTGGGTATAACAATGGAGGGTGCTAGATGCTTTTAGACAAAACACTACATAAAGTATTGCTTCAGCAATCGACATCAGAACAGCACCTTGTTTATTTAGTAAAGCAATATCGTAAAAAGGTTATAAAAATTATCGCTTATTACGTATAGAGGACGGATTTGCGATATATAAACGAGAGGATGCATAACATGGCAGTTTATAGACCAGTACAAGTTTCATTTTGGCAGGATGCAAAAGTTATTGAGGAGATGACTCCAGAAGATAAATTATTCAATCTGTATCTTCTTACAAACCCATGTACTACACAAATTGGTGTATATCAAATTACAAAGAAACAAATGGCTTTTGATTTAGGATACTCTATGGAAAGTATTAATGCACTCTTAGAGCGTTTTGAAAATCATCACAAATTGGTTAAATACAATCCAGAAACACGAGAACTAGCAATCATCAACTGGGGTAAATATAACCTAAATAGAGGTGGTAAACCAATTGAAGATTGTGTTCGCAAAGAACTTGATGGAGTAACAGATATTAGTCTTGTAAGCTTAGTAACTCCAAAAGTTAAAAATGATAAAATTCGTGCTATTTTTGAAGAATTTCTTGCTGTTAACGATACGTACGACGATACGTTAACGATAAGTGGGGAAAAAGAAAAAGAAAAAGAAAAAGAAAAACAACAACAAAAAGAAGAGTGCATGGACGTTGTTGAAGTTAATCCAATTTCTTTTTACGAGCAAAACTTCGGATTCATTACACCTTTCATTGCAGAAGGTATTCATGCATGGGTAGATGACTTAAATTCAGAACTTGTTGTTAAGGCAATGGAGATTGCTTTAGAGAAGAATACTAGAAACATGTCTTACGTAAATACAATTTTACGAGATTGGCATCTTAAAGGCTTTAAAACAGTAGCCGATGCTGAAGCGGCTAATAAAGCATTTCGTGCAAAACAAACAACACAAGCAAAACAACAGCCAGCATATCAATCTGTTGCTATGTCTGAATCTACTAAGCAAGTATTGAAGCAACAAAAAGAATGGAATCAAAATATCGCTACTGATGAAGAACTTGCAGCACTTAATCAACAGAATGGATGGATATTTCAATGAGCAATGAAGTGATTCGTAATGTAGAAGCGGAACAAAGTGTTTTAGGCAGCATCATCATAGAAGGGGATTTGATAAAAGATTGTCAGTTAAAACCAAATCAGTTTTCTCTTCCAACACATCAAGCCATTTTTAAAGCGATAAGAGAACTTGAAGATGCTGAAAGTCCTATAGATCTTGTGACTGTAGTTGAAAAATTGGATAGTTTTATAAATCAAATTGGGGGCATTCAGTTTTTAGTTAATTTAGCTGAGGGAGTTTCGACAACGAAAAACTTTTCGTATCACGAGGATCTTGTGATAGAAGCATGGAAAATGCGACACGCTCAGGAGGTTGCTGGTGATTTATATAGGCGTCTACAGAAGGACAGGGATATTAGTGTAATCAGCAATACAATCGACGAATTAAATGCGATAGAGGAAACGGGTTATTCAGGTGAGTTTGATTTAAAAGAAACGCTTGTTGGGCTGTATAAGAAGATGCAGATCGATGTTGGCGATTTAACAGGTATAAACACTGGTTATAATGATTTAAATCGAATGACTTCTGGGTTACAGACAGGAGACTTAATCATTGTTGGCGCACGTCCAGCAATGGGAAAAACAGCGTTTGTACTAAATGTTGCTTATCATGCAGCAAGTTCGGATACAGCAGTTGGAATCTTTTCACTAGAGATGGGAGAAGAACAATTGCTCAAGCGAATGATTTCTAGTGCTGGTAATGTTGATGCAACCAAAATGAAAAACCCTAAGAAACTTTGCAATATCAAAGACTGGGAAAACATCAGCCAAGCAATGGGAGTGATTAACAATCTCCCACTGGAAATATACGATAAGGCAAATGTAACAATACAAGAAATTTATGCAAAGACCAGAAAACTGAAACGAAAACATCCAGATAAAAAGGTATTAATGGCGATTGATTATTTACAACTTATTGTTGGTGATCCAAAGCATAGAGGAAATCGTATGCAAGAGATTGGTGAAATTAGTCGTAAGTTGAAATTGATGGCCAGGGAATTGGATGTATGCGTAATTGCTTTATCACAGTTAAGTCGTGCTGTTGAAAGCAGACAAGACAAACGTCCCTTGTTATCTGATTTACGTGAGACTGGGCAAATTGAGCAAGATGCTGATTTGATTGCATTCTTATATCGAGAAGATTACTATGATGCAGAAACAGCGAATAAAAACATAACTGAAATTATTCTGGCCAAGCAGAGAAATGGGCCTGTCGGTACAGTTGAACTTGCATTTATTAAAGAGTTTAGCAAATTCATTAATTTAGAGAGAAGATACGATAACCAACAGGAGGCACGGTGATGTTATTAAGACAGGAAGTTGAACGACGGAAATTACTCATTATTCGTAAATTACTTAGTTTAGGGTTATCTGAAATAAATGGGAAAACATTAGACCAATTAACACTAACTCAACTTGAAGGGATTTTAAAAACAGGCTTGCAGTTATTGGAGGGAAAGAGCAATGCCAAAGCAGCTAACAATATTTGATATTGAACCAGTAGTAGCATTTAATCCTAAGAAAGCGCATATTCATCGGTTGAATTCTCAAGTGCGTTTTACTGATCTGGTGGTTCAAGTACCAAAACAAGCAAGGGCAATTGATGAATTAAAGCCTACCACAGCTCCTGATAATCGATATGAATTATTTGAAGGATATACGATTGGAATTTGGCGGTATAAACGAGCGGAGGATAAACAATTTGAGTGGGAAGAAGCGGAAGAAATGTGTAAACGAGCAAGAGATAATAAAGAGCCAGTTTCGATACGGCTTTATTTATCTATTGAGCAACCATTCATTCCAGAGAATGTTGTGCAATATTTATAGACAAATAAAAAAGCCGGGATCACTCCCGACATAATTATTCGACAAAGTAATTATAACACAAATAGGGGTGGTTCCGGTGGCAATTATTAAGGAAAACATTGCAGAAATGAAGACTGAAATTTCATTAGCAGAAAATATGATTTATGTTGTAAAAGATGGACAAGTTCATCCAATAGAGCCACCAACAAGTGGCCATGGGGAACAGTCCTTTGTATATAAAAGTGGAAAAGTAACTCGTATGGATGAACGGAAAACACAGTTACTTTAATCAAATTTGAATTTTATTAAGAAATGAGGATACAAAAATGATGGGTATAAATCCGTTACATGAGTGGTGGAAGATAGGGAGTTACACAAAATGGTACCACTATTTTTGGGGAATGCCTCTAATAGCGATTGTAATTGGAGTCGCATGGGCAGCTATTCTTTAGATAATGGGATTCTTACAGCTTCAAGTCTTTCGTATTCGATAGGACAATGAATAGGAAGTATAATGGACTCTAAAGTTTCGTTTGCTAGAGATTGTTTGAAAATTACTTTACCAGAAGGAGAGAAAAATGTAAATTGGATTTTCGTGTCAGGAGGAATTATTAATTTTGGTGATTTATTTTCCATGTTAATCAACTCCTAAAGTATTTGATTTTCTAAGAATTCCAAAGCGCATTCGATAAATATATATGACTGCCTTTTCGAGAGCATTACTTTAGTAAATTGAGAAACTTAATAAAATAGTTATTTTGTAGCAAATAAAAAAAGAGCACACATATGAATGTGCTCTTAGAAAAATAGGTTTTTATAAGAGAGGGTCTCCATACAATATCATATGCTTGTCTTATTTAAAGGTTCAAAAAATCAGCAAAAATGCTATTTGATATCTGACTTGTATATGTAAAAAGGGCATCTTTTTAAGATGCTCCTAGAAAGAGGGTTCTAATGCCTAATAGGCTTTCACTTATTTTTATATGTATACGTTGGTGTCGCTGTAAGCGTGAAAATTAAATAATTGAAATCACAATATGTATACGCAAAAAGAGCACTGGTATGCAGTGCTCTTCAAAAGACAGGTATCAAAGAACACTGAGCCAAAGTGCTCTTTGAATCAATGAGTAGTATAAGATATGCTAATCTCAAAAAGGTGTTAACAAAATTTAAAAAAACCTCTATAAAAGTAGGGCGTATGAGTGAATATGCCTCATTTCCATAAGTTACAGCTATGGTATAAACGGGATTTGAAATGTTATACAGGGATGAAAAGGAAGAATAATAAAAAATTAATTTTGGTATTTAGATTTTTGTATCAGAAAAGAGCACTATATAAAAGTGCTCTTACAAGAACTGTATTGCTGTTTATTTGATACTAAAAATAACTAACAAAAAGAAGTTGAAGTTTACTTACTGTTATATAAGATACGGAAAATTTACTGCTTCTTGGATTGTTAGGAATGCACTTATTGAAATTGTTGTTGGCCGCCCATTTGTTGACCTTGTTGNNCCCATTTGCAAACCTTGTTGACCACCCATTTGCTGACCTTGTTGGCTTTGGCTGCTCATTTGGTCAACTTGTGTCTGAGCTTGAGAAATAGCTTGATTGATTTGGCCTAATGTTTGATTAGCTTGCAGGTATTGTAACCCTTGATTTAACGTTTGAATAGCTTGTTGAATAGTTTGCTGTAATTGTTGATCAGCTTGTTGCATTTGTTGTTGGGATTGTTGACTAAACTGTTGAAGTTGTTGCATCAGTTGATTAGCTTGTTGTAATCCTTGCGGTTGTTGACCTTGTTGTTGACCTTGTTGTTGACTTTGAGATGCTTGAGATAAAGACTGTTGTAACTGTTGAATTTGATTTTTAAGACTAGTTAATTCTTGTGAAACTTCTAAGTCAGCAGCTTTACGTGCTACAGCTTCAACTTTTTTCTCAGTTCGTTTGTCCATTTTAAAATCCTCCTTTTGTATCCACATAGCAGTGAACAACATCTTTTATAATGTACAAATTTTTGACTTTAATACTAAATAAAAAATAAAGTTAAATACAGAGAATTGGGAAAGGGGCATAAAGATAAAGTTTTAATTGCAAATAGGACAAGCGAAATTGCTTGTCCCATGAGGGATAAAATAACTTAGGAAGATTTTAAAAGCACCAAAATGACTCGTATTGGTAAATTGACTCATGGATAGTATGTGTGAACGGGAAAAGATTATACAAAAAAATAACAGACAACTTTTTTCAGTTGTCTGTTACTAAAGCCCTTGGATAACGGTGAAGAGTCCGTTAGAGAAATTATGGAAATGTCAATAACTCTTTAAAGAGTATGTGAAAAATCAGTATTAATTATACAAATTTGTTAATGAATTGGCAGACAACATTTGTTGTTGCCTGCCTGTGGGTCTCATGAGTTTGGGAGATTAACTAATCGCTTACTCATTGAAGGAAAGAGTGAAGCCGCTAGTTCGAACGGCTTATGGATAGTGTGTGCATCCTATTTGAAAATATGTAAAAAAGAAAATGTCTATTTTAAAAATCAAAAAGAGCACAAAATAAAAGTGCTCAAAGTAAGATGGGTCCTAAAAATAGAATGTGGCACACATGATAATGTATGCTAGTTGCTCTTCAAGGTGCAAAAATAAAATAAAAAATTCATTTTGTAGAAATAAAAACCCTAGTTTCCTAGGGTAATGGTATAACAGCTCAATATATTTTATTCTTTTATATCGTAACGTAATATTACGTTAAAAACATCAGGTAAATGTAACCAATTGCACAACAAAAGAGCAGCTAGAAAAAGCTAACCGCTCGGCTCCAAGGTATCTCCAAATGGGGGACGGAGAAAGAGATTTAAATGAGTTTTAGCTGGTTGGCCTATCTGTATTATTGACGTAATATTGAGTTTTATTCAAGGGAGAGAAAGGGGAATTAATAATTTTAGTTTGTTACGACTTGATCTTGGTCTCCAATATCAGAATCAAATGTGTTTGTTGCACTAACACCGTTAAAGGTATTAACAAAAACAGCGGCATTAGTTGCGCCTGAACCATTGTAAGATTTTGTATTCTCTTTTGGAGAAACATTATAAAAATCGCCTAAATTGAAAGAACCGTTGCTATTTTGTACGACAAGGTTTCCAACAATAGATGGCATAGCCTTTACCTGCTTTCTTAGGAAGTATTTAAATTAGCATATGCTTTATGAGTATGGAGGTTCATTTGAATCTAAAAATTTAAAAAATGAAGTTTGTTAGAAAACTCAACAAAATAATCCTTTGAATAGAAAAATAGATAAATTGTGTGAAAATGGTATAATAAATAAAAATTAAATATTTATTCCTACTGGAAGAACCAGCGGACATCAAACCATAAAGAGCATTAGCAATATTGCTCTGTGGCTTGGTGTCTGCTTTTTGTGTTTCATTAAAATAGACAAGGAGTGTTTTACATATGACACAATTAACTTTCTTACCGAAAATCGATCGTAAAGCAACACAAGCTCGTGTAGAAGAGATTCTTGAAAACATTCGTATTCATAGACAGTTTGGCATGATTAGAAACGAAATGAAAGTCACAGTTTCTTGTGAAGTGAGATATCATGGCCCAACAAATGTAGTAGGAAATCCAGCAGAAGATGTCGCTTTAGCAAATGTAGTAATGAGCGAGCGTGAAGTGAAATTACAGCGTTTATCGTTTCAAATAGATAAAGCATTAAGCCGCTTTAGTAAGAATCAGAGAGATATAATTGTAAAACGGTATTTAGAAGATGAGGAAGTATTTGATTATATGGTTTATAACGAAATTGGCATGAGTGAGCGTACATATAGACGCAATAAATCTAATGCTTTTTATAAACTAGCTTTTGCTCTTAGATTAGAAGTATATGAGGTAGAACAGCAGCATGGAGGGGATGACCTATGAATTTTGTCCAACCTATTCGAGATCCAGAACAAATACAACAAATCAAAGAATATCTAAAAGAGAAGAGTGAGCGTAATTATATTCTATTTGTAATGGGAATTAATACAGGGCTACGTATTAGCGATATTCTCAAATTAAAGGTAGGAGATCTAAAAAATAGCCATATTTCAATGAGAGAAAAGAAAACAGGTAAGCAGAAACGGATTCAATTAACGCCAGCATTAAAGAGGGAATTACGTTGGTATATTGAAGAAAGAGAAGATAAGGAGTATTTGATTAAAAGTCGTGAAGGGAAGAATAAACCGATTGGGCGCAGCATGGCTTATAAAATACTTAGAAGCACAGCAGCAGAGTTTGGATTAAAGGAAATAGGGACTCATACATTACGTAAAACATTTGGATATCATATGTACATGCAAACAAAGAATATTGCTTTGTTGATGGAGATATTTAATCATTCATCTGAAAAGGTAACATTAAGATACATAGGCGTGAACCAAGATGCAATGGATAAAGCAATGACCAAATTTAAGATATAGTGATATCTTTTTATTTTTTGTTTTTTTATAATTACCCATTTTTTATGTGTTGTGTAACTCAAAATAAAAGGGTTGATAAAGTTAAGCGTGGCAAGGGATTCAGAGATTGGGACAGTTACACAAAATATAAGATATGGGTAAGTGAAGCGACGGTATAAAAAAGAAGCATTGTTCTTTAAATGGACGCACCGCTCTATTACCATCCAGTTAAGAAATTCATTGAATAGTATCCGTTTTTATATAATTATTATTGATTTTGAAAAAAATAAAAAATCGCCTTATTAAAGGCGATTCATAGTTTATTCATTTTGCATTTTTTTGATGAATAAGTATCTTTTTAAGTTAAATGCAATGTTCTACATTAACGTCTTTCTGGTTCTTTTTCTTTTCTTCTAAGGCCGAATAAACCTAATAGTCCTAATAAACCAAGCCATGCCCAATTATTATTTTTACGATTATTATTCAAATCATTTGTTGTATTCACATTTCGAGTTCTAGTATCATAATTAACTCTATTCATGTTATTGTCATTAACTTGAGTTCTAGTATCATAATTAACTCTATTCATGTTATTGTCATTAACTCGAGTTGTAATATTATTATTGTTAACTCTATTCGTATTATATCCATCGTATTCAGCATGGACGCTTGTACCAAAAACCATACTAGTTAGTAATAGGGCACCTAAAATAGATGACAGTTTTTTCTTCATGGTTTTCCCTCCTTTCATATTTAGTAATGTCTCCAGTTCCTTTAGACAATATTCGTTTAAGAATATATAAATCCATCTGGGTTAAAATTATGATGAATATCTTTAAATTCTATTATTAAAATTACTGATAATAACGGATTATGTTAATTGAAATATATGTGATATTTATATGAATAAATTTTTTGTAGCAGTACATTCTATAAGGTGTAATTACTATATATGGGTAAGGTGTGCCTTATGAGTTATAAGAACTTATTTTCTTTAACCCGGAACATGGTTGGGAAAATTTTTTCTATAGTAAGCATTTTTGTTAAGAGTTTAATTTCTTTAAGGAGGAATATTTTTATGGGTGTTTTAAGTGGAAATCCACAAAATGAACCAATGCACTACGGAGAAGTCTTCGGGATTTGGAGTTATCTTGCAGCAGCACAAGGTGCAATTGCTGGTTATCAAGTTCTCATTAACCATACAGGAGATGAGGACTTAAAGAAATTTTTAGAAAACCTTGTAGAGAATGATATCCAATCAGAAGTTGAAGAATTAAAAAATTTATTAAAATTAAATGGTGTTGCATTACCGCCAGCACCTCCAGAAAGACCAGTTGCATCTATTGAAACTATTCCACCTGGTGCTCGTATAAATGACGCAGAAATTGCGGCAACGGTTTCTGCAGGTCTTGCAGCAGGTTTGGTAGCATGTAGCCAAGCTATGGGACAATCACTTCGAGAAGATGTAGGAATGATGTTTGGTCAATTCCATATGAAAAAAGCACAAGCTGGAGCTATATTGCTTCGTCTGAATAAGAAAAAAGGTTGGATTATTCCACCTCCATTACATGTTCTACAATCAGATCAAGCATAATACCTAAATGAAAATTCAATTTATTCTTTATGGCTGTTGCAATGAGCTTGTCTAGCGAAATAAGGATTATTGACAAATTAAAATAAGTGGCAGAGTCGTGACCGCTTTTTGGCAGTAAATGTGCCGGTTGTTTTGGAATTACCGTGTTATATTTGTATTGTGAGTAATGGCGGAAAACATTGCTCACAAGGATTCTTTTATAAAATTCTAAACGGCTTCATATTGACGGCATAATTTAAAATCCGTAACCAGCTTTAATGGTACTGATTGAATGATATCGTTAATATAGGAGGGCTTTTTGCTCTTCTCTCAGGAACTTGATACTGTGTAGATGCAGTTGTGCAAACAACATTGGCTTCTTGAGAAAAGAATAAAACTTCATTTACCGTATTTAAATTACAAATTAATAAGTAGTGATATAGCATCCATTCGGGTGCTTTTCTTTGTTATATAGAAATTATACATTAAACTAGTGAACATTTGAATGAGACAAGCATATACTACTTGTACCTCATTAACTTTAGTAGCCTTGACTCTCATTAATGGGATTCTCATAATCCCTTAAAAGGAGCGCTCGCGGAAACGGGTGCTCTTTTTATTATATAAAGTGGATAGTTTTAACAGGAAGGAAGATAAATGATGGACGAAATACAACGATTTATTGCTAACAATACACATCAACTTGGATATATTATGGAAGAAGCTAGCAGGAAGTGGAAAGAGCAAGACCCTAAAGGCGCCTTGACAGTGGGACCATGTAAAGGAGTTATAGATTCTTATGGTAGTTATTATGATCTTTTAGAAAAGTTAGCATGCCTTCAAGAATGAAAGAACATTAAGCATAATGATTAAACCAATATCAATTATCCTAGGCGCTGCCGTTATCGGTTTAGCGTCTTATTTTATTGTGAGGAAGTGATGGGGTGTTTTGGTTAGGGGGTCTTATGGGATACTTCATAGGTACACTTGTTACTTTATTAGTAGTATATTTTGGTTATCGCATTGGTGAGGATAAAGAAGGTTAAGGGGTGAAGGAATGAACATTAATATTGAATCACTTAGAGAAGCCTTTAACAAGTTAGCGTATGAATTATATAAAGTAACCTCTCAGTTGGTTTCTAGCTACTGGGAACAAATTAAAGAACTTTCAGCAAAGTATATGGAGTATAAGTTGGAACGTCCAGAGCGTCCAGTATATGGATACGTTAAACATAAAGTAATAAGATCACAGGTTATGTATCGTAAGCCTATCTGTGTACGAGCAAGGATGGTGTGCTAATGATTGACTATATTAAACTCATAAGAGAAGGAAAACTTATGAAGTTCTATAAGTCTAAAGAGTGGAGAGAGCTAAGGCTTAAAGCTTTAAAGCGAGATAACTATGAATGTCAGATGTGTAAGTCAAAAGGTAAATACAAACCTGCTGAGAATGTGCATCATCTTAAAGAAGTAAAGACGCATCCACATTTAGCATTAGACTTGGATAACTTACAATGTTTATGCATTCGATGTCATAATGAAGTACATGATCGGTTAGATAAGATTGAGAAGAAAAAACCTAAGTTCTTGAATGAGGAACGGTGGTAGCTATGATTATTGTGGATGGTAGTTGGACATTCGATACTGACTTAATGATTCAATATGCTGATACTGATAAGGAAGAACGAACTTCATATGAACGTGACATGTTGAATCAGTTTAGAAAGTATTCTTACTGGCGTTACTGTCAGATAAGAGACTGTGTTAATCCAAGGAAGTGCAAACGACTTAAACTTATTGATGTAAGAGAAAGATCGCAAGATGAAGAGAAATTAAAATTTACTATAGATATTTTAAAGATTTCTAGTGAAGAAGTCTTTTTTATTTTAGATTTTATCGAAACATACTTTGAATTAGTTTCCTAAAACCCCCCCAGTCAAAAATTTTAGCTTTTTTTCTGGGGAACCATTCAACGGGGAGGGGACGTCGGAAAAAATATTTTTTGATTTTCTCACGTGAGGGGGAGGGGTGCACACAAAATACAGGGTGCATCCTTTTTAAATTCGTTTAAAACCGCCTCAAATTTGATGTATGGAAAGAGGTGGTGAATATGGATGAATAATAATGCGACACCTCAAGAAGCCGCTCACAGTGACTATTTAAGCGGTATGAAGTATAAGGACATTGCAGAAAAATATGCTGTTTCTATTAATACCGTAAAGTCATGGAAAAAGAGATATGGGTGGCAAAGAGAGGGTGCACACAAAGTTCAAAAGGTTGCACCTAAAAAAACAAGGGTGCACACAAAACTAAAGCCGAAAATAAACAAGCTAAAAGAGACTATCAAACAGGATTTAATGAACCAATTAGAAGAAAACGGAACATTTGGCGCACATTATACTGATTTAGTATCTGACTATATGGCACTTTGGGACATTAAAAACAATCTCATTCTTGATATAGAAGAAAGGGGTGTTGTTGTTGATTGGTCGAATGGAAAGCAAAGGGGCAAAAAGAAAAATGAAAGTATTAGTGAACTAAATAAAACGAATGCTCAAATGCTTAAACTTTTAGCAGAACTAGGATTGAAAGCAACAGAAGTAGATAAGGGTGATGATGATGACGAAGACGAAGACGTATAATTATCACCCCTACATTGATGATTACATGAGAATGGTTGAAAATGGAGAAATTCAAGCTTGTAAAGAACAAAAACAGCTTATGGAATTTCTACGATGGAAATTAGATCAACCAAACGTTGTAATAGATGCAGAAGCAATTGAAAAATCAGTGAGTGTTCCAGCACCTTATTTTCCTTTTCAATTATTCCCTTGGCAGAAGTTTTGCAATGCATTTATATTTGGCGTTCGTTATGATGATGGTCGATTAATGTTTGATCGCTTTTTTAATTTATTAGGGCGTGGTGCTGGTAAGAATGGTTGGATGGGTTATGATAGTTTTTTTATGCTGACATCACATCATGGAATACCAAACTACGATATTGATATTGTTGCAACATCAGAAGATCAAGCAAAAACTTCATTCGAAGATGTTTACAATGTTTTAGATGATCCAAAACATAAGAAAAAAATGAAGAAGAATTTTTATAAGTCTCAAACATTGATTCAACATAGACGTACAAAATCAAAAATGAACTACAATACATCAAATGCTAGAACAAAAGATGGTAAGCGTTCTGGTATTGTTATTTTCGATGAGATACATGAATATGACAATTACAAGAATATAAAGGTATTTACTTCTGGTCTTGGTAAAAAGAAAGATCCACGTATTTTCTATATTTCTACAGATGGTTATGTTCGTGGTGGTGTTCTTGATGATTTAAAAGAAGAAGCAAGAGCAGTATTAAATAAAGAGTTGCCAGATTCCACATTATTTCCGTTCATTTGTAAATTAGATGATCCGTCAGAAGTAGATAATGAAGAAATGCGGGAAAAAGCGAATCCATCATACCGATATAATCCATCTTTACAACAAAAAATGCGTCAAGAATACTACGATATGCAGAAAAACAGTTCATTACGTATTGAATTTATGACAAAACGAATGAATTCACCAGTTGAAGATTCTAGAAAAGAGGTTGCAACCTATGAAGATAGATTAGCAACAGATCAACCTTTTCCAGAGAATCTAAAAGGTATTGATGCAGTAGGTGGTATTGATTTTGCAGATGTACGAGATTTTTGTTCTGTAGGTTTGCTATTTAAACATGATGGGAAAAGGTATTGGAAGCAGCACACGTTCATTCATCATATGGCCTTAAAATTGCAAGATATCAACCCCGATATTATTGAAGTTGCAAAAGAAAAAGGATTATGTACGATTGTTTATGATAAATCAATTGATGCAGATCGTGTTGTGAATTGGTATTTAGAACAAGCTAAGATATTTAATATCAAGAAAGTCGCTTGTGATAGTTTCCGTGCTTCTATATTAGAGGAAAAATTCAAGGAAACAGGGATTCCCTTAGAAGTTGTAAGAAGAGGACCAATTACACATGCAAAATTAGCACCTTTAATTGATGAAATGTTTATTAAACAATTAATTGTATTTGGTGATGATCCGTTAATGCGTTGGTATGTAGGGAATGTTTATGTAGATGAAAAAGGAAATGGTAACAAAGAGTATTGCAAGATTGATAAAGAGAAACGGAAAACAGATGGTTTCTTTGCTTATACTCATGCTTTAACACAAGATAGTGAATTAACAGAAGCAAAACCATTTTCTGTTGGTGCATTTAAGGTAAGAACTTACTAGAAGGGGTACAGCTCGCAAATCGGAAAAAACCCACGCTAAGCAAATTTCGACATGAAAAAAATTCCTAATGCAGTCTTAACTTGATAGCAATGCAGTGCTACTCCATAATTAAGAAATTTGTCGGAGGAAGATTGGTGATTTCCCAATATTCATAAAGTAATATTATTACCAAGGGCTTAGGGCAATGAATATTGAGAAAGGTGGGGGCATATGAAAAGAATTAAAAAGTTGGCAACAATACTTAGTGCCGCGGTAATGATGCTAGGGTTATATACTTTTGTAACACCAACTTCAAAGGCAAAAGCCGCATCTCCGGGTAATGGTTTGTTAGAACCAGGCGAGTTCTATGATGTAACGCCATCAGTGTATGTAGGACCCAATGATGCAGTAACAATAGCGGCAGTACATCCTTACGGAAGTAGAACTACAAACATAAAATTAGTACGATATTCTCCATCTAGAGTTGTATATGCGGATAAGTACATGACCAGTAACATGCTAAGTATCACTGGAGGACCAGAAGATCCAAATTATTACTCAGCAGGATGGTATAGAATTGAAATGAGATGTACTTCAGGGAGTACTAAATATTATGACTGTAACACTAGGGCTTGGTTTGATGCTTGGAATCCAACGACTGAACCTAAACCTAAGCCACCATTTGAAACTTAAGCTGCCATTTGAAACAACATTAAATCAAAAAAGTATCCTNNAGGATACTTTTTTGATTTAACTATGTAATAGGTGTAGAGGGAGTAATCGTGACGTAAAGTGCAAAGTAACCCTAACACGTGTTTTTTTCCGAAATGCTGGCGGTATCCTTAGAAAGGCAGGTGAGAGAATGGGTTTAATTGATTGGATAGGCGGTTTGTTTGGAAAAAGGAGTACAGCAGATTTAAAAAGCTGTTTTTATGAAGCATCTGTTGATTACTTCTTTAAAAAATTAGCTGTAAATACTTGTGTTGATTTAATTGCAAATACACTTGTTTGTTGTGAGTTTCAAACCTTTGAAAAAGGAAAAGAGGTCCGAAAGGAAAATCACTATTTATTTAATGTGCAGCCCAACCAAAACCAAAATGCTTCACAATTTATGCATAGTTTAGTCTCCCATTTAATTTATGATAATGAGTGTTTAGTAATTATGCATAACGATCAACTATATATTGCAGACAGTTTTAGCAAAGAAGAATTTGCATTAAAAGAAAATATATATAAAGGCGTTACTGTTAAAAACTTCACTTTTACCGAAAAGGTATTTAAAGAGAGTGAGGTTTTTTATTTTCAATTAAGTGATGAAAATATCATGAATGTAATTGATGGTTTATATAGCAGCTGGGGAAAATTAATTACTTCTGCTACAAGTATTTATAAGCGTTCTAATGCAATGCGTGTTGTGGTGAAAGGTGAATTTTTAAGAGCGCAAACGCCAGAAATGCAACAACAAATGGATGCTATGTTCAATGAACAGTTTAAAGCGTTTTTTGAAGCAGATAATGCAGGTGCTGTGTTCCAATTACAAGATGGATATACATTAGAGAATTTTAGTAACACTTCCAAAGGAAATAAATTAGATAGTCGAGATATTAAAGCACTTGTTGATGACATTATTGATTTTGTTTCAATGGCTTTTCATGTACCAAAAGGAATGTTAAAAGGTGATGTTGTCGATGTCTCCAAGCAAACAGATAATTTCCTTATGTTCTGTATTAATCCGCTTGTAGAACTTATTGCAGATGAAATAAATCGTAAGTTTTATAAGAAGGAAGAGTACTTAGAACGAACATATTTAAAAGTAGATACGAGTCGTATTAAATATGTAGATATTACACAGTTAGCAAGTGCTTGTGATGTGTTCTTTAGAATTGGTGCAAATTCAATTAATGATATTTTACGGATGTTAGGACGTGAACCAATTAATGAGGAATGGGCAAATAAACGGTATGTTACGAAAAACTATGAATCAGTTGAAAATGCAGCAGCATTAAAGGGAGGTGATGAGAATGACAGTAACGGAAATCCCGAAAATCAAAAATAGATTTGAGGTACTTAATAGCGCTAATACTGAAGAAGCAGACTTATATATGTATGGAACTATTTCAGCGTATTCTTGGTATGAAGGTATCTCAAGTAGTAAAGTGCGAGAACAGTTAAAGAATATTACAGCCAAAACAATTAACGTTCACGTCAATAGTGGTGGTGGAGATGTATTTGAATCAATTGCTATTTCTAATTTATTAAAAAATCATTCTGCCCAAATCGTTATTCACATTGATGGTTTGGCAGCAAGTGGAGCATCTGTGATTGCAATGGCAGCCGATAAAATTATTATGCCGAAGAATACAATGATGATGATTCATAGAGCGTGGACATATGCAGCTGGTAATGCTGAAGGTTTACGAAAAGTATCTGATCGCCTTGATAAAATTGATACTGCAGTAACAGAAAGCTACACTTCCCGATTTGTAGGAGAAAGAAACGAATTAGAGGAATTGTTAGCAGAAGAAACTTGGTTAACTGCTGAAGAATGTAAAACGTTTGGCTTCTGTGATGAAATTGTAGATGAAATAGAAATTCCAGAAGAAGATGATGAAGAACCGACAAAAGAAAAGATATTAAATAAATATAAATCATCAGCATCAGCTAGTACGAAAGAAGAATATCAAGAACATCAAGAAAATACTTACAATACTAAAAATGCTTTATTTACATTATTAACAGCACTAAACACTCCAAAAAGGTAGTGTTTTTTATTTTGTATAAAATAGGAGGAAATACAAGATGACAATTAAAAATTTAGATCGTGAAGCCAAAAAACAAAGTGAAATGCGAGAGAAGTTATTAAATGCAATGAATAGTGGAGATGAAGAACAAGCAGCGGCTGCTATGGTTGAATTTGCAAACTCAATTCAACAAAATATCATCAATGAAGCACGACAAGCTGTGAATGAAGATTTAACAGATCAACAAGTGATGGTAAGTCGTGGGTTACAAGTCTTAACTAAAGATGAGCAATCCTATTATAACGAGGTTATCGCAAATAAAGGTTTTGCAGGAGTTGAAAAGCTAGTACCAGCAACAGTTTTTGAACGTGTATTTGAGTATTTACGTACAAATCACCCATTGTTAAGCTACATTGAATTTGTAAATACAACTGGTGTAACGAACTGGGTTGTTAAAAAAGGAAATGTACCATCTGCTTGGTGGGGTAAACTTTGCGAAGAAATTAAAGAATTATTAGATGATGGATTTGAAGTCATTACAACAAATCTATATAAATTAAGTGCATATGTTCCAGTATGTAACGCTATGTTAGATTTGGGCCCAATTTGGTTAGATCGTTATGTTCGTGAAATTTTAACAGAATCAATGGCTATTGCATTAGAAGAAGCAATTGTAAATGGAACAGGGAAAGACCAACCAATTGGAATGATGAAAGATCTTAATGCTGCTGTTACAGCAGGTGTTTATTCTGATAAAAAAGCAATTGTACTTACTGGTTTATCACCAGCATCATTAGGTAAAGAAGTAATGGCTCCACTTACGAAAGGTGGAAAACGTGCAGTAAGCAATGCATTAATGATCGTAAATCCGCTTGATTATTGGGAAAAAATCTTCCCAGCAACAACGTTTTTAACACAAAATGGTGCATATGTATCTGGTGTACTTCCAATTCCAGCAACAGTGATTCAATCATTAGCAGTTCCAAAAGGAAAGATGGTTGCAGGAATCGCAAGAGATTACTTTATGGGTGTAGGTTCAACTCAAAAAATCGAAGTATCAAAAGAATATAAGTTCTTAGAAGATGAAACTGTTTATTTATCTAAACAATATGCAAATGGTCGTCCAAAAGATAACGAATCATTCTTAGTATTTGATATCAGTGGTTTAAATGCTGGTGGTAGTCAAGCACCTACACCCTAAGCAATCCTCCACATTAAGAGTGGAGGGAATTGATTTTAGTAGCATGTTAAAACCAGAATTAATTGCTTACGCAAATCAGCATAATATAGATATTTCTTCTGCAACCTTAAAAGAGGATATTCGTAAAATTATAGAAGAATCAGTAACAAGTGGTGATTAAAATGGAAAAAACATTAGATGAAACATTACTTGAAGATGTAAAAAGCCGTTTGCGTATCACTTGGAATGATGAAGATGAACAGATAAATAAAACAATCAAACGTGGAAAGGCGTATTTACAAAAACTTTGTGGTACGTCTATTTCATTTGATGAGGAAGATGAAGTAAAACAAATGCTTATTGAGCGTTGCAGATATGAATACAACAATGCCTTAGAGGATTTTGAAAAGAATTTCCGAGGAGAATTACAACGTTTAATTATAGATGCCGCATTAAAAGAGAGGGCAAAACATGAAGCCATACAATGAAACATTTAATGACGGTTTTCTAAAATACGGACATACAGGAACGAAGCGTAGTGAAAACGCCAAACGTATAAAAGGCGTGTTTCTGAAAGAAGGAAAACTTGCTTTTAGAGAGTTATCAGCACGAGATAGCGATTATCAATCTTGTGGATTATTAAATGCAAAGCTAGATAAGAAAGTCAAAACGCTGTTTCCACCTTCTTTTCGTTCCGTTAATAAAAACCAGTTAAAAGCAGTTATAGATGCTTTGCAATATGATGTAATCAAAGTCGATTCAGACAAGAGATATTTATATTTTTATTTGCAGGAAGTAGGTGGATATGATGAGCAACGAACAATCGAAGAAACGACTGCAAAAAATGAATAGTTTGCTAATCTCAAAGTTGAAAGAACAGTTTGAGATAGGAGTTTATCAAGATCAAGTGAGTGAAGATGAAGAAAAAGACTATCATTATTTCATCTTTGAAACAGATGGTTTTGAAAAAACAGATAGCAAGTTCACATTAAAACAAAATGTTTTAATTCGTTATTATTCTGAAAATCGTGATGATCTAGACGAAAGAATGCTAGATATTATTGCTGCACTTGAAGCTGCAGGAAATTCATTTCAGCATTCTAATAAAACATCCATTCAAAAAGGCGAATTGGATGAATATATTGATGAAATTGAGATTTATGTAACAAGGATTGTCAAATATGGCTGCTAGTTCATGGAGTTTAGAGTTTGGAGATATTGAGAAATTAGAAAACAAACTTAAACAGATTCCGAACAAGTCAGAACAAGCACTAAATAAAGTGTTACATAATGACGGTGTAAATTTAGCAGTAGAATCTATTCAACCTCAAATCCCTATCTCTACATGGAAAGGGAGAGTTAGAAATAAGCGACATGCAAGAAATGAAAAAGCATTAACAAATAGCAAAATGAACCTTGGTTTTACGATTCGTCCAACACCAAGGTTTAATTATTTAAAATATCCCGATTTAGGTATTGGTAGATCAGCAAAAAACACTCCTCAAAAAATATTGGAGCGAGGATTACAAACAGCTACACCGAAAATATCGGAACGTTTAAATACAGAGTTAGATAAAGTTATTCAGCAAATATTAGGAGGTTCATAATATGGCAAAAACAATTATTGAAGGATTTGATCCAATGACATTTACCAATGTAGGGATTCAATTTATTGAAGGTGGAGAACAACAAGTAGGAACAAAGTTTGGTTGTGTTGGGACCATCGAAGGTGAAACGGAAATGCTTGAAATTGTTAAAAAGTGTGAGGGGTTAGAAGTTAAAAAGATTTCTAGACCATCCAAAATGATTATGACTCTTTCAGGGCATTTACGTGTAGCAGTTCTTAGAAAGATTTTCGGAATAAAAACAGATGGATTAAAACCAGGTGTATGGTCATATGGTGCTAAATCTAAAGGGAAACCATTTGTCCTAACTGCAGATGTAGTTGATGAGTTTGAGGATTTACAAAAACTTGTTGCCTTTTCTAATTGTGCTTCTTCAACAGGATTCAAATTTAAAGTGGAAAATGGTGCAGATGAAGTTGCGGAAACAGAACTTGAGTTTACTGTAATGAAAGATAGTAATAATGAATTCTATTATGAAGCATTAGTGGATGAACTAGAAGACCAAACGGTAAAAGATCAATGGCATACAAAATTCACACCAGAACTTGTAAAAGCAACAACTCAAACACCACAACAGTAATAGGGGGACAACAAATTGGTGAAAGTAGAAATTGTAAAATTACAAGAAGTAGAAACTGTACAGTTAGACAACGGACAATTCCAAAGAATAACTAAAAATCAACAAACTGTCCCTTGTTACATTACAAATTATGCAGTGAAGAAGGGCAAAGATTTAGGATTACTAGAAGAATCCCTTTTGCAGGGGTTATTTAAATTAAAAGGTTTAGTGAACGTTGATCCAAATCAACTTGATAGTATAGATAGTACTGCTTTACAAGGAATTGACGAGGTTGAATTACAAAAGATCATTTATTTAGGGTGCTTAGGTGCAAATAAAAATTTCCCTTATGATTTTGATGCATTTTTAGAGCGATTTCATTATTCCTTTGATGCAACAGTAAAATTATATGCACAATTAATTTCTGGTGTAACAACAGGACAACAAAACGGATTTGCAAAAGGATTAGCCAATAGCACCAGAAACGGAAAAAAGAAATAAGCCCACCGAAAATAAACATTGAATGCGTAGAGGACAAATATGTTCTCTACGTTTTAATTTATGGGATTGATCCAGATACATTTTGGCACTTTCCTGTTGCATCGGTGGAGCGAATAGCCGAAGGAAAACTTGCTTTTGATGGTTGGAAAGCCAATCCACGTTAAAGAAAGGCAGGTGAAAATATGGCAAATGGTCCAGAATCAAAAATAACATTTAAAGTTTTCAATCAAGAATTTAATAAAGCAATGGGTGAAATGAAGAATGAAAGTACAAAGTTACGTCAAGAATTCACCTTGCAACAAGAACAACTTAAATTAAGCAGTACAGAAACAGAAAAACTAACTGCAAAGTTAGGATACCTACAGCAGCAACAACAATTGGCAGCACAAAAGGTTGCAGCAACTGAACAACAATTAAGTAAAGCAAAAGCTATATATGGTGAAAACTCTGTAGAAGTAGAAAAACTTGCACGTCAATTAGCGAATGCTCAAATAGCTGAACAAAAGTTTTCAAATCAAGTTAAAGAAACTGAATCAGCACTTCAAAGATTAGGACAACAAAATAGTGTTGCTGCACAAGAATTAAATAAATTAAGTGCAGAAGAAACTAGTCTTGCAAATAAATCAGCAAAATTACGTGCTGAATATGATTTGCAACGTGCAGCACTTGGTAATAATGCAACTGAATCTGAAAAATTAACTGCAAAGATTCATTACTTGGAACAAGCGCAGCAAAATGCTGCTCAACAAACACAAAATTGTGCACAGAAACTAGAAGCTGCTAAATCACAGTATGGAAAAAATTCTGCTGAAGTAAATAAGCTTGAAACAAAATTATTACAACTAAGAGCAGCGGAACAGCAATTGCAAAATGAAGTTCGACAAGCTAATACAGCACTATCAGAACAAGCAAACACTGCAAGCCAAGCATCAGAAAAAATTAATGCTGCTGGTGAAAAAATGCGAAGTGCTGGGGAAACTATGTCTACAACTGCAACACCAGCTATTTTAGGTTTGGGTGCAGGAGCAATGAAAGTAGCTTCTGACATGGATGCTTCACAAAGAAAAATCCAAGCAAGTTTAGGTTTAACATCCGAAGGTGCTCAAAATCTTGAAAAGATAGCAGAAAGTACTTGGAAAAATGGATTTGGTGAAAATCTGGCAGAAGTCGATACAGCATTAATAAAAGTATTTCAAAATATGCGTGATGTTCCAAATGAAGAATTACAAGGTGCAACTGAAAATATATTAACACTTGCTCAAACATATGATGTTGATCTGAATGAAGCAACTCGTGGTGCAGGTCAATTAATGAGTCAATTCGGATTATCTACAGAAGAAACATTTGATTTACTTGCTGCAGGTGCTCAAGAAGGACTGAACTATTCAGATGAATTGTTTGATAACCTTTCAGAATATGCACCGTTATTTAAACAAGCAGGTTTTACGGCTGATGAGATGTTTAATATTCTAGCAAATGGTACTCGTGATGGTTCTTATAATCTTGATTATATTAATGATCTTATAAAAGAATTTGGAATTCGTGTGCAAGATGGTTCTAAGGGCGTCGCTGAAGGATTTGGTGAGTTACCCCAGGAAACACAAGATGTTTGGGCAAGCTTTAACGCAGGAAAAGCAACCGCAGCCGACGTGTTTAAAGCTGTTACTGGTGATTTAAAAAACATGGATGACAAAGTAAAAGCGAATCAAATTGGCGTTGCTCTTATGGGTACAAAATTCGAAGATATGGGCGCTGATGCAGTTTTAGGTCTAAATGAATTAAATGGTGGATTAGGTAAAACCAAAGGCGCTATGGATAACATGAAAAAACTCCAAGAGGAAGCGTTTGGGCAACAATTTAAAAGTATGTTGCGAGAATTAGCAGCTGCTCTTGAACCTTTAGGAAAAGTTTTATTATCTTTAGCAAAAGATATCATGCCTTCTATTTCAAGTGCAGTAAAAACCGTATCAGATGGATTCAATAATTTATCTCCTACTGCTCAAAAGATTATCATAATAGTTGGTGGCATTGTTGCCGCCATTGGTCCCTTGCTAATCATTCTATCCTCACTTGCACCACTAGCTGGTGCATTAGCTGGTGCATTTGGAATTACTGCAGGGGCAATGCTTGGGTGGATAGCCATTATCCCGATTATTATAGCGGCTGTTGTAGGGTTAGTTGTTGCAATCGTTCAAAATTGGGATTCTATTAAAGAATGGACCATAAATACTTGGAATGCTATTAAGGAGTTTTTAGTAGGTATTTGGGATGGTTTACTTCTAATATTAACTAATACTTGGAATATGATTAGTACAACTACAACAACAGTTTGGACTGCTATTTCAGAATTCTTCACAATGATTTGGAATGGTATTGTACTGTTTATTACTACAGTTTTACAGGGGATTGCTACATTTTTTACAACAACTTGGACTGCTATTTCAACTTTCTTTATGGAAATTTGGAATGGAATTGTAGCCTTTTTAACACCTGTCTTACAAGGGATTGCAGATTTCTTTTCGTTGATTTGGAATGGTATTTCTACTGTAATTCAAACCATATGGAATTTTATTAGTCAATATTTACAAGCGATTTGGACTGCTATTTCTTACTTTGCTACGCCAATATTTGAAAGGATTAAAACTTTTATTACAGGTGTATGGAATTCAATTAGTTCTACTACAAGTGCGGTTTGGGAAGCGATTAAAAACTTCTTATCTACTTGTTGGAATGGACTAGTATCTTTTGTCACGCCTATTTTTAATCGTATTAAAGATTTTATTGTTTCTGTATGGAATACAATTAGTTCTACTACAAGCACGATATGGAACACAATAAAAAATGTTTTATCAAGCATTTGGAATTCTATTGTTTCTGTGGTAACTCCAATTTTTAATAACATTAAATCAGCAATATCTACTGTTTGGAATGCAATTAGTAGTACAAGTAGCAGTATTTGGAACGGCATAAAATCTACTCTTTCAAGTATATGGGAAGGTATTAAATCAACAGCTTCTGGTGTTTGGAATGGATTAAAAGAAGCAATTATGACACCTGTCCGTTGGGTTACCAGTGCGGTAGAGGGTGCTTTTAATGGAATGAAATCTGCTGTATTAGGTGTTTGGGATGGTATCAAAAGCGGTATCAGAACAGTCATTAATGGCATTATTAGTATGATTAATAAATTCATTGATGGATTTAATACACCTGCCAACCTATTAAATAAAATTCCCGGTGTAGATGCACCAACTATTCCACATGTACCAATGCTTGCAAAAGGTGGTCATGTTCTTGGAGATGGACAATTCATTGCTGGTGAAGCTGGGCCCGAATTATTCAGTAAAAAAGGAAATAAAGTATCGGTTACACCTTTAAGTTCTTCAGAAAAAGCAGCTGGTATTGGTGGACAATTGAATTTACTTACAAAAAATGTCGCAGAAACGATACAAAATGCAGCTGCACAATTGGCACAAATTGTTGCATTTGACGTACCTAATGCATTAGGAGATGCACTTTTAAATGGTCTTCCTAATATGGCAGGAACAGCAACAGGGGAAGGCAGTAATCAACAACCAATTGAAGTTAATTTTTATAATACTGTTCGAAATGAACGTGACATTGATCGTATGTTTGAAAAAGCGGATGATTGGTTTGCGCAAAAAGGACGTAACTTAAATATTGGCATAGGGAGGAATTGATTTGCTAGACATTGGTATCAATAAAGAATTAGCGAGTGACTACGGTTTATGTATGGTAGATCGTCCTGTTATTCCTACTGCAAAACAAAAAGTAGAGCACATAGAAGTACCGGGAAGACACGGATCACTCACAAAAAAAGGGGCGTTTGAGGATGTCCCTTATAAAATTAAATTTAATTTGCTAGAAGAAGAAAATATAAAACCTTTAGTACGTGACATAAAAGTTTGGCTTATGAATGGAAAAACCCTCTATTTTACAGATGATGAGGTATATCGAAAAATCAAACATGTAGAAATTGGTGACATTGCAAATGAAATTGAAGAATTTGGAGAGTTTGAAGTGGAATTTACACTTGATCCTTTTGAATATGTTGAATCCGTTCCATTTGTCATAACGAAATCAGAAACGTTTATGAATATTGGAACATATGAATCTGCTCCTAAATTCGAGATTTTCGGGAATGGTGATGTGCGAATCATGATAAATGATGTTTCCTTTCAAATAAAGGGAGTAACCAATTCTGTTATAGTTGATTCTGAGCTTCTCATTGCTTGTGAGGGAACAAAGCCAATAAAAACAGTAGGGAGTTTCCCTATTTTCCAAGTTGGAGAAAATACAATTGCATGGTCTGGAAATGTAATTAAAATTTTAATTGAACCACGGTGGCGATACATATGATTACACTATATGAAGCAAATGAAACAGATTTTACACATAATGGAATAGGGGTTTTAGACAACAATATTTATGATGCAACTGTTGAGGAAGAACTCAACGGTTTATTTATATTTAAATTTAGTTATCCATTGTTTGCTCCTTATGGAACAAAAATTGATGGAATGAGCATTATTAAAGCACCAACCCCAGATGGAGATCAGTTATTTCGTGTTGTGACTCCTAAACCAAGTATGGGGGAATTAACTGTACAATGCTATCACATTTTCTATGATCTAACTGAAAATTTAATTGAGGATATATTTATTCAAACAACAAACGGAAACGGTGCAATGAATCGTTTATCAGCAGGATGTCAATATAAGCATCCGTTTACCTTTTATTCTGATATACCAACCATTGCAAGCGCTCGTATTGTACGGAAAAATCCAGTCGAAGTGATTTTAGATAATAATCAAGATAACTCTTTTATCAATCGTTGGGGTGGCGAATTAAAACGAGATAATTTTGATGTGAAAATGTTAAAGAATCGGGGAATGGATAGAGGAGTTGTCATTCAACACAAAAAAGATTTATTAGGATATGAAGGAAATGTTGATTGGAAAAGCCCTGTTACAAGGATTATGCCACAAGGGTTTGATGGTTTGCTTTTACCAGAAAAATATGTCGATAGTCCACTTATAAATAAATATCCTCATCCTAAAATTAGAGTGGTGGAATTTAAAGATATAAAAGCAGCTATTGGAGATCATGCAAAAGATGAAGATGCAGTTCCATTGGAAGAAGCATATAAATTATTGCGCAAAGCTGCAAAAGAAATGTATGAGATTCAAAGAGTAGATCAACCCAAAGCAACATACAAAGTTGAATTTCTAGAACTATCACAAACAGAGGAATATAAAGACTATGCTGTTTTACAGAAGGTGTACATGGGGGATATCGTTACTATCAACCATGAAGAAGATAACCTTCATATTCAAGCAAAAGTAAATGCATATAAATATGATCCAATTGAAAAGAAATATATCGACTTAACGATTGGGAATTTTAAAGAATCCTTTACAAACTTAGCCAATAAGCTGGATCAGATGCAAAATAACTTAGAAGATATGCCAAATGATATTTTAGATGCAGCAAAAGAACACGCAACCAATCTTATTAATAGTGGTTTTGGTGGTCATGTTCGTATTCATCCAGACAGAATTTTAATTATGGATACAAAAGATGAAATGACTGCTACAAAGGTTTGGCAATGGAATATTAACGGTTTAGGGTATTCAAGTACTGGAATCAATGGTCCATATGGACTTGCGATGACAATGGACGGACGAATTGTAGCTGACTTTATTACCGCTGGAACACTTAGTGGTAATTTAATTAAAGGTGGAGAAATAAGTGGTGCTACTTTAAGAACGTCTGATACAAAAAACTACGTAAGTATATCAAAACAATTTATACGTTTGTTTGAGTCAGGCATTACCCGTATGTTTTTAGGATATTATATAAACTCAAGAAAAGAAATGCAGCCCACCATCTTTTTAGGTGGAAACGATGATATAACTGCTTCACAAGGGGCAGTAGCAGTATATCAACAATCTGACTCATATCCCAAAGCTGGCGGCATTGGTATCACAAGGGGATATCAAAGCGGAAGTAAAACAGATTTGTACTTTCCAGCAAATATTTTCTTTGACCAAAACGGAAAGATGCTTATAAAAGCGGAAGATTCTTTGAATATAGATTCATTATACTCATACATGAATTTAACTGCTGCAACAGATTTCGGAGTGAAAGGTAAAAAGAATCTCATGCTTGAAGCAACTGAAGAGAATATGCATTTTACAGCAGGAAAAGGATTTCTGTTTCATCAAAACGGAAAGAGAATCTTTTCGGTAAAAACTGCTTCTAGCGGTGCTACAGACTTAGTGCTTCAGTATTCTTTGCTACGAAATTCTAATTCTGCAAATGGATACCTTCAAGTTATGTCTGGTACTGGTTCATTTTATGGTGGGATTTTAGCTGCTGATTTTAAAGTATCATCAAAGAAAAAATACAAGACTAATATTCGAGATATACAATTTAGTGCATTAGAGAAAGTCATGGATTGGGATATTAAACAATACAATCTGAAAACAGATATTCCAAAGCTTTATGAAATGCGTATGAATCGAAAAGAAGGAGAGCCACCAATTACCACTGATGCAATTCCAACACATTATGGTTTAGTTATTCCGAATGAAGAGGAAGAAACAGGCGTAGGTTTATATGGTATGCTTTCACAATTAACAAAAGGGGTTCAAGAGTATGTTACAAAAACTGATACCAGAATTGAAAAAATAGAGCCACAACAACCAAAAGGAAATGTAAAGCATAGAGGAAGACCAAAACGCACGAGAAGACCACCTAGACGTCTTAAAAATGGTGTGATTGAAAGGAGCGTAACGAGATGAGAAATGAAGTAATTACAATTGATTTAGCTGATCCAGTATTCACCAAAATCATTCGTTCACGCCAAAATGATAAAAATGGTTTAAAACTAACTGTATATCTAAAAGATAATGGTAGAGTAGTTGATTTAACTGGATATGTAGCAAAGTATGAAGCAACAAATAATAAACAGTTTATTCGGGATGATGCCAAAATTATTGATGTGAGTAATGGAATCATCGAATATATATTACCTGCCAAAGCAGTCTCAACTTCTAACGAATGGATGGCTTATTTTGTTATAGAAAAGGGAGATTCAGAACGTACAAGTACACCTGATATCCGAATTGTTTTAAGAAGAGATGTTAAAGAAGGAAATATCAAACTGGAAAGTTATATTTCTGATTTTGAAAAAGCCTTGGAACAAGTAGCAGAATATAGAAAAGAAATTGATGATACAAATAAACAAATCGTAGAGTTAACAAAATTAATTAATGCAAATAATGTTCAAGTACCCAAAATCACAACAGATATAGGCGGTGCGTTAATCTCGGTCAGTGATGCTACAAAAAAT